TTGCCCAATGGCCACGGTTTGACCCGGGGGGATAAAATTCTACAAAACATTTTTAAAATAAATAAAATTTAAAATAAAAATACTCCCATACAATTAATATTGTATAGAAGTATTAAAATTCTAAATCCATTTGAGCTGTTCATCTTCCTGTTCTATTATCTTATCATTCTTTATTGTATTACAATGTCTGTGAGCTAACTGAATATTATCCCATGTATGTGTCCCACCTTTAGCTAACGGAATTATATGGTCAATACTTGGATAGTTCTCACCAGCTATAAAGTATCCTTCATCAACATAATAATAATCATTTATATCTACTTGTCTTCCACATATCTTACATATTCCTTCATCTCTTTGTATTAGTTTTTCTAATGATATATCATTATCTATTTGTTCTTTATTTTTTATTCTCCTTCTCAAATCATGTTGTCTATTTCGATATTTCTTCGTACAAATATCACTACAACAAATACTTCGTTTTGTACTTCTAAATATATTACCACATACTTTACATTCTTTAATTCTATTCACTTCATCTTCGAATAGCTTATTTCTATTCTCAATGTCTTTTATTTCTTTTGATAATTCAGATAAAGTTTTATTTATTTCTTGTTCTATCTTTCTTTGTTTTCTTTCTTCTTCTGTTAATCTCTTGTTATGGTTTCTATTAATATCATCATGATAACATTTAAACTTGCCATTATATAACGTAGAACATTTCCATTCATTAATCTTTCCACATTTTAAACATTTAATTATATGAGTGTCCTTACTAAACGCATTTGAATTATATTTTCTATCTATATATTCATATTTATCTTTATATTTATTATTAAATTGAAATTTGAAATCATTTGCATATTTTTCAGCTTCGCACTTATTACATTTTAATTTTGCAGTTTTTCTCAGCGAATTCTCAGGAATAATATTTATTTCACTTCCACATATTTTACACTTTATAATAATAGGTTTTCTACTGTTAGTATAACCTCCTACATATTCCCATTTATCACCATGTAATAAGCTGAATTTTTCTATAAAAGCTTTTTCAAGTTCTTTTCTACTAATTGATTGAATACATTTACCCCCATTTATTTTCCCGCATTCTTCTCTTGTTATAACTTTTAAATTGTCAACTTTATTATTAATTTTATTTCCATCTATGTGAATTACAACTTCATTTTCTGATGCATCTTTAATGAAAGTTCGTGCTACTAATTTTGCTAAACTTATATCTGAACGTTTATCTTTATTTCTTAATGTTATTTTTATTATTCCTTTTTTGTTTATATGACCTTTTATTATATTTTCTTTATTTTTATATATTCTTTTTAATTTTCCATAGTTACTAACCATATAATTTTCAAATCCTTCAATATCTTTCCAAATTTCTCCCACATCAACCACCCCAATTAATTCTTTTTCTAATTATATTATAGCACAAACTGATATCAGTTGTAATCAGAATGACAATATTTTATAATTAAATTGAGGTGATAACATGGTTAGAAAAGATTTAAAAAATAGAACTCCAATCGGTTCTGCTGTTGATAATGATTTATACAACTGGCTAAAAGAATATTCTAAAGAAACATCTATTCCAGTATCTAAATTACTTGATAAAGCAATAACATTATTAAAAGAGTCTACAACTAAGTAGGCTCTTTTTTACCATTTTTCTTCATTACTGAATTTTTCTTTTTTACTTTGATTAAATCCTTTCCTCTTTTCTGGGTGAAGGCGATTGTGGCAAGAAGGACAGACAGCGACCAAATTCTTATATTGCTTTCCTTTGTATGTATAATATCTACTTAAAGCTAATGCTGGATGCTTTCTAACGAATTGTACATGATGTACAGTTGTTGCCCTTGTTATCTTTCCTTTCTTTCTGCATTCTTCACATTCATAATGTTGCTCTTCTAATATAGCTTTCTTTAGATGTCTAAATTCTTTGCTCATATAAAATTTAGCTAGCTCATTCTTATCTATCAATTCATTTATCCACTTGACTAGTTCATTAGTATTCATTATCATCTTCCTTTAAATATTCTTCCATTTCTTCATCACTATACATTGCACCATTGAAATATAATAATCCAAATCTAATATTAATTATAGGAATGAAACACATAAGCAAACACATCAAGCTATCTTCATTAAATACTGTTACTAATCCCTTTGTTTTGTAATACTTACCTAACCTTCTGTAATTCAATACAAACGCTATTATTGCTGCTATCACAGTTGATAAATATATATTAATAATTAAATTAATCATATTATTTGCTCCTATTTCTATAAATTTGTTTTCCTTTACTTTTCTTTGCTTCTATCAACTCATTTATTAATTTTATGTATTTGTAATCATCGCTCACTCGTGCATGGCTAGATAGTAGATATAAATTAGTTGTTTTAGGTCTTCTTTTCTTTAAGCAGTTATCAATTATTACCTTGGCCATTTCAAGCCCATTGATATGACTATGCCCCTTCGCGAATGGCTTGTTAGCGTTGTATATGATATAACCCTTCTTAACTTTTAATATCATGTATTGCTTCTTTTCATACACTTTTTTAGCTCCTTCACTCTTATCAAAATTAGGAACTTGTTTCATAAGCTCTTCATATTCCCATAAACTCTGATCTACTTCTGTCACTTCTTCAAATGCTTCTGTTATATCCAGCCATTTTTTTACCACCACAATCATCCTTTCAACACACTAAAAAAGAGTAGCCAGTTGACTACTCTTTAAAAATAAATATAAATATAAAAGGGAAAAGAAAAATAAATTAAAATTTTTTAAGGAGAACTGTGAGAGTTGCACTCACATTAACAACTAGAGTTCCCACAAAAGAAGGCTATTTGGGGTAGCCTTCAAGTATACTTGTTTTAATAATATTAATAAATAAATCGGAATAAAGATTTACTATTTTTAGCTATTGTTTATTATGTTAGTTATTTAGTTTTAAATAAAAATCTAATACCTTTACATAACAGGTGTTGGTTTACAGTTTTCCTTCTGTAAGTCAATAGTATATAGATACATATAAATATATTGTAAAATAGATTTTATAAAAGTATATTGATTTTATCACGCTTATCTGCGGAGGTTTTAAAGTGTTGTCCTACTCACTTACGAGCTTATATTATAGGGCTTGTTTTAAGGACAAGCGAACCTTTGAACTTTTTAATAGTTAAAAATATATTTTGTTACAAATAATACGTATTAGCTAACTTCAGGTATTGAACCTGATAAACATCGAATTGTATAGCCGGCAATTTAACAATTACTCATGTTTAGTACCATTACAGTTAACATATTGAGAGGCAAGCACCTCTGCTTTTACGCCTCTCGACTAGAAACTTAAATTTGGTGGAGAATTTAAGCTCTCATTTCTCTACTCCAACATAGTTGAATGTGAATCAGTTTACGTTCTTTTTTATTATTCTTGACAATATAATAATACTACATATGTGTGTATCATAATGTATCACATTGCTATTTTTCGCATATTTTTTCTAATATTTTTTTATGGTGTCTATGAACTTGAGCCCATCTGTAATTTACTTCAACGCATATTCTCTCCCATTTCATTCCTTCAAAGTATCTCAACCTCATTATATTTCTATCTATAGCATCATCTAGCTTACTTATAGCTTCTTCTATCTCAATTTGCTGTCTAATCAATCTTATTTGCTTTTCATTATATATATTAAGTAATTCTTCTATCTCACCTAGTAATTCTCCTAATCTATCATTTTCAGTATTGCTTCCTTTAGGCATATCATCTATAATCATGCTCTTAATGCTAGTTTTCTTTTCTTCTAAGTATTCTATCTTATCTTTTATTATCTCTATTTCTCTTTTAGTTTCCATGTAATTCTTTAATTCCTCTTTCTTCATATCCCCAACTCCTTAATTAATGAATTAAAATATATTTTTTCTTAATTCAATCTTTGTATATCTTCGATTATATCTAGTGTTAAATATTTCTTTGGTATATTAAGTTCTACTGATTCTCCAGTCTTTTTAAATTTATCCTTAGGTAACCTAAAAGAAAAATCTTGAATATTCACACCATCAACTAATTTTATTCCTTCTTTTATAGCATGGCACATGAAGTATTCTACATTATCTACCATCAATTCTCCAACTACTATAAATTCACCCTTTGGTATAAATCCTTCTAAGTTTTTGTCTATATCTTCAACCTTATATAAATCAAATTCTAATCTCATATTACTCCCCCTTATTTTATTTACTTACTCTTACTGTTCCATCTGCTTCATATACTGGCGTCATTGCTAATCTATAATTATTGGAAGAATAATAGTAATAATGCACTCCTGTTTCTTTGTTTCTTATTTCAGCAATATCGCCATCATTTTCTATTATTTCAAAATTATCATATTTGCATATATAATCTATGAACGGCATTCCTACTCTATCTTGACTTTCTTGGCTGCACCCTATTGTTATTGTTGCTGTTAATAATCCTAGGCTTAAAATTAATATTTTCTTTTTCATTTTTTCCTCCTATTAAATAAAAATTATAATTTAACAAATAAATTGTTTTATTTATCGAAATATCCTAACTTATCTGCTTTTATCATCATTTCACTTGCATTTTTCATTCTACTTATTTCTTTTGCTGTTATAGTTATTGTATAATTTCCCGGTTCATCAATTTTAAAATTTAGTTCTATATCTCCATTTTTTATTACACTATAACTATATAATCCTACATCTCTAAGATTATCTATACCACTTGGTAAACTCATAATCTTCTCTCCTTAAATAAAAATTATATTTTAAATCTATTTCAAACTTAGTTCCCATAAAAATTCATCATATTCATTTAGCTCTTTATCTGTCATACTATCTAAATCTGCATGTTCCATATAAAATTCATCTTCTAATTCTCGTATATACTCCCTAAATGTTAAATCATGAGTTACTTCTTCTTCGTGTTTATGTATTTTATCATCTAGTATCTCCTTAGTTATTTTCATAATAGCCCTCCTCAATTCTCTCTAGTGTTCTCTCTATTTTCTTATCTACTATCTCGCCTAATAATTTCGCTACATCACAATTGCTTTCTTTTTGTTTAAGATATAATAGTTGTTCTATTAATATTAAACAATCTGCCATTTCCTCTAATGTATGATAAGATGTGCTGCGATCCGCTGCAATGTCTTTAGATATTTCTCTACTTAATTCTCCTGATTCTTCTATTAACTTACAACGTTGGTTTGTTTGTCCGAAGTGATTTGCAATAAATTTAATATCTTCTATATTCATTTAACCCTCCAACTCTTATCTTATATACTGGTTATAAACCAATATTGATACTCTTCTTATAATTTCTGTTCGTTCTTCTTCGCTTAATTTAACAGGCTCTCTTTTCTTATATTTATCTGTAATTCCTAGTCTAACAGCTTTTGTTCTTAGACTCATGACTTCCATATCTATTTTTTCTGCTAATGCTTTTAAATTTCTGTCTTTTACAGGCTTGGCGTATTCTTTTCTTAGAAGTTCTTCCTTTTCTTTATCCCATATAGCATACTTCTTAGACATTTTTAAGCCTCCTTAAATTTCATTGTTATAAACTCTGAGTAAGGTAATTTCTCTATTTCATCACATAAAGTATGCCAACAATCAAGTTTATGATTTTTTCTAGCATGGTACATAGTGTTTAATACTTCATAGTTTAAATGAACTGTTCTTTTTTGGTTATAGCTGCTAGGTAGTAACTGTATCATTTGCCACCAATATTCCTTTTCTTTATATCCTATAAAATCTTGTCTTGCTTCATTTAATGCAAGTATAACGTTTTTTAAAACTTCTATGTTAATTTTATTTAAATGTTCATGACTAAAATCATCTAGTGTAAATTCTTTGGCATGTATCTTATGCATTGTACTGCATGAATTAGCTACTGTACCAACTTTATAAGTATCAAATTCTTTCCACCAGTATAATGGACCAGTTATATCTACAGTTACTGTAACCATTCTCATCCATTTTCTATGGTCTTTTCCTGCTATACATAATCCTTTAAGCATTTTATAATCATTTGGACCTATTTTACAATTATTTTTTAATTTTGTTATATAAAACTCACTATCTATTCTATCCCAGCTATTCATAGGATTTCTTGCTCCCCTTATTGCTGCTTCCCATCCGTAAACTTCTATATTTTCAACTTTTAACATTTATTTATCCTCCTTAAATTTTAATTCTTCTATATCTTTTTCTAGTTTTTCTATTTCTTTATCTTTTAAATAACATCTTTCTCTCCAGTATTTACATGCTCTTTTTATCCAATCATTTTGCGCTTCCAATCTTTCAATCTCTTCTTTTAGGTTATTTATGTATTGTCTATTATTAAACATACAATCACCTCTTTTTATTCTTATTCAAATCTCTTAATTAATAAAAAACTTATATGTTTATATTTTTTACAATCTTCTAATGTTACGTTCTCGCCCTCTATAGCCTTTTCTAAGCCATTTTTAGTTAAGTCTTTATTAAGTGTACCTCTATCAAAATCCATTATTGTTGCTTTAGCACTAAAAGATGTAACTTGATTAATTTGTAAATCTGACATGCCTTTTACAATTTGCATTTTAAGTTGCTCTATATTATCTTGCATTGTATCTATCTCATTTTTATACTTAACTATCTTTTCTATCTTGTTATATAGTTCAGTCATTCTATCATCCATAATATTTACCCCCTATTTTTCATTTCTTTATATATTAGTTCATCTATTACTTGTGACAGTCTTAAAATGTCATCTGTCAATCCTAGTTGGCAATATAAACTGCTAAGTATTTCTTTTAACTCGTCTAGCATAATATCACCTCCATATTTTCATTTGATTTTCAAGTAAGAACAGGGAACTACACTGGTATTGCATAATCCCCTATTTAATTGTTATTTTATTGCATCTTCATTTAACTCTAATAGCATTCCTTTTATATTATCAATTAGTAACCAATTTACATTCTCTAGTTCCATTTTTTTGTTTAAATCTTCTAATTCAGTTTCTAACTCGCAAAATGCCTCTGTTATATTTGTTATTAATAATTTAGTTTCTACGTTCATTTTTATTTTCTCACTCTCTTCTTGCTTTCTTTTATTTTAATAATCAAATTTGCTACATTTACTCCTACTTTCGTTAATTCTGCTTCTTCATTTATCAATTTATTATGATTTAAAACTAATAGTTGGCTATTATCTACAAGTAATAAATTTTCTTTTGACATATTACTTTTGTCTTTGTCTGCAAATATAATTAATTGCTTTGGATTTAGTTGTACATTGTGATATTTTTCATACATTACTCTATGTTTTAATCTCCATTTGTTTGGCTCTGATACTTTTATTTCTGTATATCCATTGATTGTAATTCTTTCACTACCTACTTCTCTGTGATTTTTAGGAGTACTACCCTTTTGAAAAGATGTTTTATTAGGTTTCATTATTCCTTTAGTTCCTTTATTAGCTGGTATATGCCCTTTTTCAAATTTTCCACTAAATCCAGTTTTTAAATTATATCTTTTAATAGCTGTAATCACTTGACTATACGTGAATTGATATTCGAACTTATCATTCATCATTTCATGAATTTCTCTATAATGTCTTCCAGGAGTTATTTGCGATAGATATTTCTTTTCTTCATCACTCCATATATGTTGTTGTACTTTATTTTTGCTACCTTTTGGTCTACCTAACATATTATCCCTCCAACATTTTAGGTATTTTAGTATCAGCACTAAATCTGTTATCTTGAAGCTTTTGTGCTTGTAACACTATATTTGCATTATTTATAATTTCTTTTGCTACACTTGTTACTGCGTTTGCTCTAGTTATTTCTTCTTGCAATGCTTCTCCTGTTATTTCTTCATCTGAAAGTCTTTCTAATTGTGCAAATAAATGATTATTTAAATCACCTAAAGTATTTTTCATATATATACCTCCCTATTTAATCCCCAAATATTCTTTTATTACTGCTATTGCATCATCTGCACTCCAGCAAACCTTACACATATATCCCTGCTTATATAACCAATCTAGCCATTTAACTTGTTCTATGGTGCATTTATTCTTTCCATATTTCATCTCTATTGCTAGTCCTATGTATTTACCTTTAGGCGATAAAAGTAGTAAATCTGGAACTCCAGCTCGCATTCCTAGTCTTTTCAATTCTGCTCCGGTTCTTGGATTTCTCTTTGCTTCATTTGGGCAATGGAATATCCATTTTAATTCTTCAAATCTATTCGACTGTAATTCACACCATTGTATAACCGTTTTCTGTTCCTGTGCTTCTCTATTGATTCTCGCCATAATTCTCCTCCAATTTGAAATGAAATAATAATCTATAATAAATCTTGTATAATGGATCTAACTTAGTTCTGTTTAATAGGTCCTTTTCTGTTCTTTCTATCTCAAACTCTTTTATTGTCTTTTCTAAAGATTCTAATATCTCGCTATTTCTTATATTCAATCCTGTTAATTTCATCTATTCCTCCTATTTCATATAATTCTATATATTTTTGTCTATTTATATTTATCGCCATAGTTATTGCATCTTGTATAGAATATCCAAGGTCTAGGTAATACTCAGCTAATTTTATAACCTGTTCCATCTATTTCACCCCTATTAATAATTTAAATGTTTCTCTTCCCTTAGGAGCTATTAAAGTTTGTGTTCCTGCGTGTTTATTCTTCTTATACTCTTTTATTTCAAATAATCCAGCATCAACGTACTTCATATATGGTTTTAATTTTCCTTTGTTATCTCTATATATGTAATCATTGTCTATTAGCCACTCGATTAATTCTTTCTGACCTATCTTAAATTCTTTTGCTGTATCTCTAAAATTAGTAAGTAAGTTTCTTTCTACTAGTGCATCGAAGTAGCTAGCTTTTGGCATCATTATTTTATTCTCTTGTTGTAATTTTCTTCTTTCCTTTTCCTCTTCTATCCAGCGTTCCGCTCTTTCTATTGGATCTTCTATTTGATATGAAGGTAATTGTTGTTGTAATGAATTTTCCATTTCATTGAACTTTTTAACATATTTAGCGGTAAATAATATTCCTTTTTCACCAGTCATTTTATTGGCTAACATATCACAACCAAGCTTTGTACATTCATAACATTTACGTGTTTCACCTTTTGCATCGTCATATGTTGACATTATGAAATAATCAACCACCACCAATTGGGGGTCGTCTTCTAAAACTTCAATTATCCCCTTTCTATCTTTACTTCCTTCTAACATTCTTAATACTTCCCAATGTTCTTTCCCCATCATCTTAGCTACTTCATAACTAGGTATAGTTTTTATAGTTTTATCCATCTATTTATCCCCCTCATAAGCATATATTTTAACTTCATCTTTTACTCGTCCATCCATAGTACATCCACATTTACATTGACTTATAACTTTCACTTTGTCTATTCTAAGAAATACCATATCGCCTCCGCACATTGGACAGCTATTCGCATGCATTCCAACTATTTTCTTTTTCATATACAACACTCCATTTATTTTAATTTTTCTAATATTAATCCATGGTATTTAATTTTTTTAGTACCTTTTGTCTTTTTATAGTATGAAAATAAAGTAAGTACTGTTTTATAGTTAAGTTCATATTCTTCACATGCTGCTTTTAGGCTTGGATATATCTCCTCTGTTCCAGCGTATTTATTTATAACTTTTACAGGTTTACTACTATTTGCAAATATCTTTTTATTATGAAAATTCTTTAATTCTCTTCTTATTTTTTCATCATGCTTTTTATTTTCTTCTTGCCATACAATCATTTCTGCTTCTGTTATATCTCCTCTGGCATGTATTTCATCTATTTCTTTCATTCTTTTTTCTGATTCTTCTTGATTAAAAAATTCTGGTAAAATATAACTTCTCATATCTTTTTTAGGATTAGGATCTATTATTGCCATTGCTAATGCTAGATGATTAAGTGATGTTTTATCGTTTGGGTCTGCATATTTAGATTGGTATTTTTTGACTGGGCTATGTTTGCGTTTCATAAATACTCCCCCCCTTTTGGACCAGGAGAAAAACTCCTGGTATATTAAAATTTACCTTTTTGATTTTCTTTTAAAAGGTCCTCTCTTAGTTTTTATTATTGACTCTTTAGTAGTCATTTATATACCCCCTTGGTAATCCAGGAGAAAAAAATCTCCTGGAATAACTTATAGAAATTTGCATATAATACTCATATAATCTAGTTATTTTTATCTTTTAAATATTTAAAATATTTAGCCTTATCAGCAATGATAGGGTTATTTGGCTTCTCTGATAATTCTTGTTCCCATACTAAAACTAAATTTTCTATAGATGTTACTAGTCTAAGCTGAAAGTCTTCTTTAATAGCTTTTATAAGATAACCTACCTTATTTTCTATATTTTTAGAATCTGTTGTTAATATTAGTTTTTCTGATAAATAATATAGATCCTTATTAGTCTTAATAAATTCATTTGTAATTGCATTTAAATCTTTTTCATTTAAATAAGGCATATATAACCTAACCTTACCAACAACATCTTCTTTCTTTATCTCTTGTTGTTGCTCTAGTTCTGTCTTTAACTCTGTCTTTATCTCTAAATCTATCTCTGTCTCTATCTCTTGCTCTGTCTCTGGTGGAGTTTTGTCTAGACATTGTCCGGACATTTGTCCCAATTTCTTTTTATCATCCGCTATTCTTTTCCTATAATCCCTTTTTCTGTCAGCTTCAGTTGTGCTTTTTCCAATAAAATTTTGTATATCAAGCATATAGATTGCTCCATTATCAAGTATTTCTATTAATCCTAAATCCAGGAAAATTTTAAGAGCTTTTTCTATAACTCCTACTGGAAATCTAGTAATATTTGCTAACATCTGAGAATTGTAGGGTATTCTATCATTAAATAACAATTTACCTTCATTTTTTAAACTTCTAAGATAAAGTTTTAATAGTATATTTGAATACATATATCCATCTGGCATACTTTCTAATATTATCATTTCATCCCTATCATAGAAATTATCTGCCAACTTTAGGTAATAATATTTCTTATTATCTGACATTTATATCACCTCTATTTTTTAGCTTTAGTTTCTAATCTCTTACACACTCCATCATATTGTGATTTTTTTAGTTCTTTTGGTTCTACTCCAAATTCTTTTATAACTTGAACCTTTATCTTCTCGCTTGATATTCCAGCATTACTTCCTAATGTATAAAGTCTTTTAAGCTGCTTTTCAGTTATTATATAATCATTATTTTGTTTCTGTGAGCCTGTAGAATCAAATGAGACTGTTCCAAAACCGTCACTTGACTGTTTGATTGATGCTTGTTGCAATTGTGCATTTGCTACCTCTTCCCTACTTGCCACACTCTTTTTAATCTCAAATCCTAATATTGCTAACGCTCTTCCAACTGCACTTGTCTCGCAGTTTTCTAAAGCTGATGTTTTATTTATAAATGATGATCCTTCTTTTTCATAAGCATATCCAGTAGAAGCCGGAACTTCTGAATTATCTCTGTAAGCCGTTGCTTTCATAACTATTACTTCATTTTCCCATTTAACTATTTCTGTTAATATTCTACCTTCTGGATACTTTTCATAAAATTTCATTATCCTAACATTTACTTCTATATAATCCTTTAAAGCTGATTCTCTCCCCACTTTTCATTCCTCCTCTCCTGTTTTATAAAGTCCTTAAAAGCTTGTACATATGCTTTATCATATTCTGATAAAGGACTGTTTTCTTTTGAATACTGTTCTATATACTCTTTCAGTTCTTCAATCGGTCTATGACTTTCTAGGCAATGTCCACAACCATCTAAATATCCCCATTTACTATCACAGTTGCAATCGTAAGGACTTAATAACATAGCATACATTAATCTATTTTCAAAAGTCGGTTCTTCAGAGAAAAAATAATCCGATATTTTCATTTACTCCCCTTCTTTATCTATGGTATAATTATTACAATATCAATTTTCATTTGGGCCTTTTTAAGGCTCTTTTTTTATATCTGTGCATCTGATCTTTTCTCTCTTAAATCTTCTTCTGCTTCATCAAATCTATCTGCTTCTTCTATCATCATTAAAGAAATTTGATGTAATTCATATAGTAACCATTTCAATTCTTCACTTTTCGCTAGTTTATATGTTACATCTATGTCTTCACCGTCTATAACCTTCTTTAATGCTTTTGTTCTAGCTTTTATATCATCTAAAACTTCTTCTAATATCCAATTCATTATTTATCCCCCTTTTCTTTTATAGCTGCTTCTATCAATCTAATAATGTTCTTTGCTTCTAGATATTGATATTCAGCCTGTAATATATCATGATGCTTTTTATCATCTACAGTTGCTTTTAGGATTATATATTTTCTCTCAAGTCTTTTTAACTCTTGTGTATAGTTTACTTTTGCTACCTTTAACTGTTGTACAGTCATTCTCTCAATATCTCTTGAAATGGCCATTATCTTATTCATTTTCTTCACCTTCCATTTCAACTAATAATTTTTCTAGTATTTTTCTTTGCCCCTTACCAGTAACTCTTGTTGTATGGAATGTAAATACTCCTTTTGTACTTTCTCTAGTACCTTCCCTAACTTCTAAGTAACCATGTCTTATAGCATCTTGCTTTGCTTCTGTACTCTTTTGAAAAACCCATCCCCAATCTCTAAGCTTTTGATATAATTTCTTTTCTCCTATGACTATGCCATGTTGATTACTTAATACTTTTGCTACCTCTCTAACTAATAATGAGTTTTTACTTGCAGATATTTGATTTAGCATCTTACTATTTTTCTCTAGCTTGTCCTCTAATTGTTTAGATTTTTCTTGCTCCTCTTTTAACTTAGTAGCTAACTGTATAAGAAAATCTGGACTAGTTAATGCTTTCTCTATTGTATCCTCTGTCATATAAGCTCCATGTTTTCTTATGCTAGGTAACACTTCTGATGTAACCCATCTTTTAAACTTCTTAGCATTTGGTAATTTACTTCCGATGATTAAGCTATATAATCCACTTTCATTGATTACCTTCATATTTTGTTTACCACCAGGTGTAGGTATTTCGCCGACCCCTTTATCTTCTTCATCAACATGTTTTTTTATTGCATCTGATGTATCTTTGTATCCTAATATTATTGCTACATCTTTACCTACAAACCAAGGTTCATCTTCAATTTCTAAAACTCTTATTTCCCCAAATTCATTATTACTAAATGTTTTGTAAGATTGATATAAATCACTCATCATTACTCCCCCTATTCACTTATAATTATTAATTTTTCACAACAACCAAAGCTTTGAGTTTTGTCATAATATCTCATTTGAAGTATTTTAACTCCTCTGTATCCCAAATGTTTTAATTCTTGATTTATATTTCTGTCAGTTTTATATCTAGTCACTTTCTTAGTTGAATTAGACTTGATTTTTACTAACATTTTTATATCCCCCTTATTTATCATCTTCTAAGTTATATATTTTCTTTTCTAATTTCTTTAATATTTCTTCTAACTTCATGTTCTTTTCTTTTTCTGCTGCACTTATCATTTGCCAATACATCACTTGAGCCTTTAAATGTTCTATATAACCTTTCATTATCTATTCCCCCTTTTAGCACCTATAAATAAAAACCATATTGGTAATGCTAAAGCTAACCAGATATCTAAACCGATTATAAATTTATTCATTTAATCATCCCCTATTTATTTAAATAAAACTTATTTTGCCATACTGAAAATGCTTCCCATGAATTTTCAAAACTAAAATATTTTACTAAGTAGCAATATGCTTCTAGAGCTTCCGGTATAAATCTATAACATTTCATATTTTTATCCCTCCTTTACTGAAAAAAGTAATATTGCTAGTCCAACTCCTAACGCTCCAGCTATTGAAAGTTCACCTATTAAAATTAATAAGCATTTAATTAAATCAATCATCTCTACTCCTCCTTAAACTTGAGCATCAATCCAATTAAGAAAACTCTCAGTTGAAATTCTATAAGTTCCTCCTATCTTTATAACTCTAAACTCTCCAGTTATTAATGCTTGTCTAACTAACGAATAAGCTGTTTTCTGTGATACTTGTAATATTTCTTGTACTTGTTTTACTGTTAAAACCTTCTTCATATTCCATTTACCCCCTAATGATTTTATAAGTTGAATATTATAAACTATTTAATAGTTGCATTATTTTCAACTTTTATGTTAAAAAAATTTTTATAACTTCTTCATCCGTCAAGTTGAATATTTCTTTAGTTCTTTTTACATCTTCTAATGTGAAATTGGCTTTACCTTTTTCTTTTTTATTGTAAGCACTCTTGGATATATCGTATAAATCACCCATATCCTTCTGTGTTAAGTTATTTTCTTTTCTCAGTTTTTTTATTTTCGTGTTCATATATAATCACCTCCAAACTATATGTATATGTTTTTAAAGTTGAATTTATTACAACTTTTATACTTTAATAATATTGATTTATTTTCAACTTGTCAACCATTTTTAGAAAATAAATTGATTTTTTTTCAACTTTTATTTATTTATATTCAACTTTTGATAAAATCAAAGATAAGAGGTGTTAAAAAGGAGTTGTAAAAAAATGGATAACTTTGGACAAAGGTTAAAAAAACTTAGAAAAAGCAAAGGATTGACACAAACAGATCTTGCAAATATATTACATCTTAGTGACAAAAGCAGTATAAGTAGATATGAAAGAAATCATAATAATCCTCCTATTGATGTTATTAAAAAGATGTCGGAGGTATTAGATGTAAGCGTGAATTATTTACTTAAAGGCATAGAAAATGAAAGTAATTCAAAATTGCAAAATATAAATGAAAATGAAATGATTAAAATACCAGTAATTGGGGAAATAAGGGGTGGTCAGCCTATTTTAACAAATGAAAATATAATTGATTATGAATATATCCATCAGGGGGAATTAGTCGTGGGAAATGAATATTTTTATTTACAAGTTAAAGGGGATAGTATGATAAATGCTAGAATATTTGAAAAAGATAGAGTGTTGATAAAAAAACAAGACTTTATAGAAAATGACGGAGATATTATGGCAGTTAGAGTTAATGGAGATGAAGCAACATTAAAAAGAGTTTATAGACAAAAAAATGGGTTATTATTGCAACCCGAAAACCCAAACTATGCTCCTATGTTTTATCCAATCGAAGACATTGAAAATGGATATGTTGGAATAATAGGAAAAGCAATAGAGGTAAAAATAAAATTATAAGAGGTATCATCATGGGTAACTACAATATAAAAAGTACATTCGTTCGCAAAAGAAATAAAAATTATAACGTAATAATTGAATATTACGATGAAAAAGGTAAATTAAAACAGAAAAGTATTGGTAAGTACACAAATAAAAAAGATGCAGATAAACATCTTATCGATTTAAAAAGTTCTATTAATAATAATAAATTTATAATAAGTAAAGATATTACAGTTGTTGATAGATGTTATAGATATATTGAAGATAATAAAAAAGATTGGTCCCCTTATACTGCAATAAGTAGAGAAAGTTATATCAAACAAAATATTGATCCTTTTTTCAAGGACACAAAATTGTCACATATGACAGTATATCAAATTCAAAAATTCGTAAATTACCTGTATGATAATTCTACTTTTGAAAGTTTCAAAGTAAAATATAGCTTTTTTAAAGCGGTAATTAAAGAAGCATATAGGATGAAAGAAATAAATGAAAACTTATGTGACTTTGTTAAAGTTCCTAAAAAAGAAGGAAAAGTTGCATCTGATGTCTATGATAAAGAAGAGATAATAAAATTACTCCAGCTTATAGAAGGTACAATAATTGAGTTACCAATATTATTAATTATTCTTTTAGGTTTAAGAAAAGGTGAAGTATATGGATTATCATGGGAAGATGTAGATTTTGAAAATAATTGTATAAGTATAAACAAAATATCTATTTATGTTAATGGAAAAATAATATTTAAAGATCCTAAGACAGAAGATAGTAAGCGTACTTTAAGTGCTCCAGTAGTACTTATGGAAAAGCTTAAAGAAGAACAAATAAAACAAAATAAATTAAAGTCAAAAGGTCTTCTTGATAATAAATATAATTTAGTATGTTTAGATAGACAGCTAAAGCCATATGTTGGAGATGCTATTAATAGATATTTTAGAAAGTTTTGTAAGGAAAATAATTTCAGGCAAATAAGAATACATGATTTAAGACATACTAATGCAACATTATTATTATTATCTGGTACAGATATGAAAACTATATCTAACAGACTGGGTCATTCTGATATAAAAATAACCATGAATAGATATAGCCATGTATTAGAAGAGATGGACAGAAAAGCAGCTGACAATTTAAGTAAAATGTTATTTAAATAATTGTCAGCTATCTGTCAGTTGTCAGTCAGTTGTCAGATAAAATTTGATATAAAATATAAAATCATATAAAAATAAATGAGCCTATTACTGGCATTTACTAATACTAATCAATTTGTAGTAATATATTTTCATTCGTATATGGAATAATTAAAATCCAGTATAAATTATGTATTTGCAAAGATTGTAAGTATTCACATCATAATTATTGTCAGTCAAATTGACAGTTAATAATTTTATCCACAGTTTTTAAATAAAGTTATCAACAACCCTCTAATCCAAGGACATTCCCTTGGATTTTATTTTACCACGAAAGTAGTTAAAAAATAGTTACAATATTAAAGGACATGCAAAGTAAATATGTTATAATTAAAAGAAAAGGAGTATTAATATATGATTTCTTATGATCCATTATGGAAATTGTTAATTGATAAAAATATGACTAAAACTGACTTAAGAGAAAAAGTAGGATTTAGTACAAACACATTATCAAAACTGTCTAAAAATGAATCTGTGACATTGAGTATATTAGAAAAGATTTGCTTAAGTCTAGATTGTAAAATTGAAGATATTGTAGTAATAAAAAAAGAGTAGGACAAGCCTACTCTTATATTTGTTTAAGATAGTCTTCATAATACATCCATTTTAATTTAGTTCCATCGGATAATTTCCCACAATAATTTCTTTCTCCTCGGCAACAAGCTCCTATATTACTAGATGATTTAATTCCATAAAATTTTGCAGCTTCACTTAAACAATTAAAAACTTTCTTTGTTGATAAACAAATGACTCTTTTTGAAGCAAAATGTTTATTTCCTTGTATATTAGGCATTTTTTTACCCTTATTCCAAGGTATTTTACCTTTATGCGATTCACTTTGTTTTTTTCTCGTTTCTTTGGATGCGATTTTACCATAATTCCAGTGTTTTTCTCCCTTATGAGATTCACTTATTTTTCTTTTATGTTCATCTGATAATTTCTTTCTTTTATGTGCTTCACTCATCTTTTTTATAGCTTCATCAGACATTTTTTTACCTTTATGAGTTTCGCTCATTTTCATTCTCATTTCTATAGGAAGATGCTTTCCATACCAATAATTTTTATTTCCTTTATGTGCTTCACTTATTTTCTTTTTTGTTTTTTCTGTAAGTTTTCTCCCTAACATTTTTTTCTTTAAATTTTCTACATATTGAGGATTGTTTTCAATATAATTTTTTATTGATTCGCTTTGTTTTTTTCTTGTTTCATTCGATACTTTCTTTCCTTTCTGTGATTTACTTATTTTCTTTTTTGCTTCTTCTGTAAGTTTATAACCATTAGTCCCTTCTCCTCCAAAAGTTATATTATAACCTCTATTTTGATTTGTACTATCATATAAGGCTATTAAACATTGTTCCATTAATTTGGCCTCTTTTTCGGACATATCTGAAAACATTATTTCATGTTCAAAATTATTCCAACCATATTTTTTTATCGCTCTATAAAATAACTTTTGTGTTTTGTATCCTCTTCCTTCATTCCATCTATGATTTGGATTTAATGATGTAATACCTATATAAACTTTATTGCTTGGACTTGTATGCTTATAAACTACGAAGCTTCTTTCTTCCATAAAACCACCTCTTTATTAGTTTTCTAATTATATTATATCATAAAGTCATATGACTTGCAATGACTTGCAATATATTTTATAATTAATTAAGGAGGTGACTTTATGGGAAATCAACAATTAAAAAATCGTGTTCCTTTAGGTAGTGCGGTAGATAAAAAGTTAGCTGAAAAACTAAAAGAATTATCTAAAGAAAGTAAAATACCTATTAGTAAACTATTAGATGAAGCAATAGAAGATTTATTAAATAAAAGAAAATCCAAGGAATAAATCCTTGGATTATTTTATTTGTTCTATTAAGTTACTTAAATCATATTTGCAATCTCTTACATCTAATGTATTATCTTTAGGAACTTTTTTTCTACTTACACATAAGATTGAAGGTTCAAAAGGGAAATATTCTTTATATGCTTTTTTATAATGTAAATCTAAATACTTATTTAAATCTAATTTCTTAGTTCTTTCTACTTCACAATAATATATTTTTATTTCTCCATTAATTCTTAATACTAATAACAAATCAACTATAACTTTATCAATTTTAAAAGGACATCTATATTTTAATATTTCTATATTATTTTTCGTAAGTTCGGCTATAATTTGTGAGCATACTATTTTATGCTTCCATTGAACTGGTTTTCTTCCAGTATAGAAAATATTTTGTCCTGGTATATTTTCTCTAAAACATTTCACATAATTTATTGTTGTTAATTTTTTCATTCGTGCTTGGCAACTTCTTAAACTCCCATTGAAAAATATAATTGATAAACTTTTAGTATCACAAATACTCATTTCATCAATAAAATCTTTAATATTTTGGTCTCTATCTGTAATTATCATACTATTACCTATAATTTATCTAAAAAACTTAAATCATATTCAAAATTGACCTTTTTATTCGCAACAGGAGTTGTTTTATTTTCTTCGCCTTGTAACTTATCCTTTGTGATGTAATCCTTCTCTAAATCGCCTTTATTTGTGTTAGAAGGCAATATGTCTTTTTTAGGTTCTTTTTTAGGTTTCAAATATGGTTTTATGATGTTTTTTACTGTTTTTTCATCAATAAAGTAAGATTGACATTCAATTTTTTCAGAATTACATTTAAAAATCATCCTTCCTTTATCTTTTATTTTTTCTGCTCCAGCATCATCTAGTATTAATTTACTATTAGCTTCATCTTGCATTTTATGGCATAGCCTATTTCCAAACTGTGCTCTAATAACTAAATCTATAACTGTATTATCAAATCTCTGTCCAGTAATAATTATAAATTGACCTGATGCCCTACTTATAACAGATAATTGTTTTAACATTTTCATTGCTATTTTTTTCTTATCCTCTATTAACATCACAAATTCTTCAATAACTATAAATCTATATTTTAATTTCTTATCATTAGATACTTTTTTATTATAATCATATATATTTGTCACTCCATATTTTTCAAATAACTTATATCTATTTTTAGCTTCCTCAAGTTCGCCTGATATAACTTCTTTAGCCTGTTCTATATCAGTAGCATATTGTCTTACTTGTTTCAAACTTTTAAATATTGCTAACTCCACTATCTTAAAGTCAATTAATGCTAATTCTATTTGATTTGGATACAAATAAACTAGGCTTGTTATTATATTTCTTAAAGTTATTGATTTCCCTGAACCAGTAGACCCAGTCAATAATATGTGAGGTTCTTTTATAAAATCAATATATTCTATTCCTTTTCTACTTACCGCAAATGGTATACATAGTTCTTTTGTCTTTTTAGGTATTTCATACTCTATAATCTTTGGTAGTTCTTTTAACATCTCTATTCTAATCCAACCACTAGAATTTTCAATTTTAATTCTACTATTTAAATACATTTCTAAAGACTCTTGATATATTTTAAAACTTTCTAAATCTAATCCCAAAGGGACTTTAACTATAAATACTGTTTTATTATTTTTTACAGTCTTTGGATATTCTCCCAAACTATTTTTTATATTAGCTGCTATAAAAAAATCATCTAAATTTATCTTTGGTTGAATCCATCCATCAAATAGCCATGTAAAAAATATTTTTCCACTCTCCCAACACAAATCAAATAAAGGCTGTAAGGAATTATTACTCATATAATTACCTCCTAAAAGATAAGTATTACATTACGGTCACTATTCGCATTAATAGTTAGTTATTTGTATTATTTAAATATCTTTAAGATTTTTAGCATATTCGCTCCATGCGAATAGTATAAACGAATACCTTTTTGTAAATAATATATGCACAAATGCCAATAATATTTCCTTAAATTGAGAAAATAATTTACAACTTTTAAATATATTTAGCATATATATAAGTATATAAAAACTTAAGGGGGATTTTAAAATGAGAGAATTTATGTATTTGTTAGATATGATTTTATATGATAAGGAGATACCTCATCATGTTAAACAAGATGTATTAAAAAGAGTTAATGATTGGTGTGAACGTGGAGGATCTGAAACTGATGATTATGTTAAAAATCAATACTATTACCTATTAAGAGTTAAGGAAAGTATAAATAGATAATAACAAAAAGGCTAGGGATTGACTTCTCTAGTCTTTTTATGTCGAACGATTCATTGGAAATATTTTGAAATTATAGTTGTATTTTGGTTACCAAAGATATATTATATAAGTATAAATAAAAGAAAAGAGGTGAATAAACTGAATGGAAGTTAAAAGAAACATCATCATAGGTAAAGTTGGTGGAAATGCTAACGAAAACTCAGTTAATTATAAAATAAGTTTACCAGCTAAAATGGTAAAGGATCTAGGCATAACTAAAGAAGATAGGAAAGTTATTTTGACTTATGAAGATGACAAAATAATAATAAAAAAAAATAAATAAGGGGTGTTTTATATGAAAAAAACTAAAAACGATATTTCAATAATTAACTGTCCTGAATGTGGCAAACAAGCAAAAGTAACATCACCTATAGTAACATCATTAATATTAGCACCAGCATGTTTTATTTCAGCTCTTATACTTAGTTTTATACCTGTAATAGGATGGTTTTCATCAGTTATATGTTTGATTTTAGGCGTAATATTTCTAGTAACATGGCCGATAATTGCACTATTTGGGAAGTATGTGATCCAATGTAAACACTGTAATTCTAAATTTACATTAACTCGAAAAGAATATAAAGAATATAAGGAAATGAAAGAAAATATATAAAATTTAAAAGGGGATGTAAAATATGAAAAAATTATTAAGTTTAATATTAACAGGAGTTATAGCAGTTGGTATGGTTGGATGTAGTGTTGAAGAAAATACAGAGGATAGTTCAGAAGAACAAGTTAAACAAGAACAAAAGCAAGAAGTTAAACAAGAACAAGCAAATCAAGATACAGAAAACTCTAAAAAGGAAACTACTGAGAAAGACAATAATTCAAATAATACATCTAAAGAAAACAATACTAAAAAGCAAACTGATAAAAATATAGAAAATACTAAAGAAGAAGCAAATGACCAAATATGTTATATATGTGGTGAATTTGTACCAGTAAGTGATATGACTGATATAGATGGTAAAGTTGCACATAATGAATGTGTAGGAGTTAGTAAAAGCAATGGTGATGAAGATGAGGAAGATGATTATTATGCACCTATAGCTTCATGTGCTATATGTGGAACTGATTTACACAGATATGATGCTGAATACTATGATAAAAATGGTAATCAAATATGTTTAAGTTGCTATCAAAAGGAAAAAAGTAAACCTGATTATTATTGCAGTCAATGTGGAAGTGGAGGATATGATGATGACGGATACTATACAGATGACAATGGCAATAGAATATGTTTCGAATGTTCATGTGCTAATTGGGAAAGAAAAGAAGTAGATGACGAAATGGTTGATGAAGATACTTACAATGAATATAATTAGTAAAATTTAAAATAAAAGAAGCTAGTAAGGAAAAATCCCTACTAGCTCTTTATTTATTTTATACTTTCTTTACATACTTTTCACTTGCAGTTATATAAAGACCTGACTCCAACTTATACATCTTTGTTGAGCCATTTTTAGCTTCCACTGTATCTATAACATCTAAATATTGTCCTTTTTTAACTGTTGTTATAGCATCAGCCTTCCAATCTGCTACTTTTCTTACATTAAGTTCATCTAATGTTTGTATTTGGAACTTAGTTGATGTTTGAGTACTTGTTGTTGCACTAGTTCCTTCTTCCTTGTATGTTACACTAAAGTATTTACAAATAGCTTTACATACAGACTCAGCACATTTCTTTTGGTGTTTTGGATCCAACATTAACTTAGCTTCTTTCCAAACATCCATAAAGCCATATTCTATTAATACTGCTGGCATGTTAGTTTGTCTTAATATTGCCAAAGTGAATCCACTTATATCTATATCTCTTCTTAACCCATAAGAATAACAATAATCTATATCATTTTCTAGCTGATCTGCTATAAGTTCTCCTAGTTTTATAGATTTACTTGAACAGTTTTTAGTTCTTAAGACAAGTAATCCTCCTTTTCTATCTAAGAACTTACTACATCCACCATAAGCATTATAATGATTAGATATTACTATATCGCAGCCTTTACTATTAGCTTTAGAAGCTCTAGTACTAAGTGCTGTATCAACACTTCCATCTTCATCCATAAGATATATGTAATCTATACCACATCTTTTAAGAGCTGAAGCTAAGTATTTAGATACTCCTATATTCCATTCAAACTCATGTATGCATTTACCTTTTTTTCTTACTAGTTTACCATCTATATATAGGTCTTGTGTTAATAGTGGAGTTCTTTTACCTCCTGTATTCATACCATGACCTGCATCTATACCTACTAAATATTTACTCATTATTTATTACCTCCAATCAGTTCTTTAAATACCTGATGTAATCCTGTACTTGCCAATCCTGAAAACATTCCAGCTAATATTATTTCAGGAGTTATGTTCATGTTAATCCAAACATTTAATACAACCCCTAAAATAGCCATAATTAAAGGGATATATTTATTATCAATACTAGAAAAACTAGCCTTGATTATATATCCCACACAAATACAAATACCAACTATTACTGGAACTGCATATTCACTTATAAAACTTATATCCATTATCTATCACCCTCTCTTTCATATTCTTTTAAAAGATGCTCATATTTTTTTCTAATTAAGCCATTGCCTCCTAATTCAATATATTGTTCTCCTGCATGGATTCTATCTACAAGAGGTAATTCTTCATTAAGTACTGCTAATTTCAATACATATAAAGTATTTTTCTTTAGTAACCCATTCATCTCATCGTATTTTTTTTCCAGCTTTCTAAAGAAATTATATATTTTAAATAGAAAACTACATATTACAGTTAGTGCGGTAACTACTGAAGCAACAACTAATATATTATCTGTCATATAATCACCTCTAATTATGCTTAACCCTATCTTTAAGTTCAGCTTGTTTAGCGTTATTAAATTGTTTAGTTTCACTCAAATATCCTGTAATCCTCCTAATATGTTCAAATGGAACTGGAGTAACTTTATATTCTAGATCAGCATAATCTCCATCAAGATGTACTATTATATACTCAATTCTTTGTCCCGGATTTTTTTCTTGCACATAATCTATATAACCTTGTTTTTCTTGTTCACTTAATTCTACTGTTTCACCATTTTCCCATGCATGAAATTCCATTTTATCATCTCCTTTACATAATAAAAGAGGACTAATTAAAGTCCTCTTAGTTATTTAAATTAGTTCCTTATCTATTATGCCCTATAGTTGCAAAATATTTAAACCATGTAAAATATACTGTACCTTCGGCTGATAAATCTTTTTCATCAAAACCATTTGCATATTTTTCAGCATTAATATTACCTGTGTTCTTTAATACTGCACATGTCATAGATTGATCTGTAAATTTCCATACAGATTGAGGTATGTTTTGTTCATGATAATATTTCATAAGTGCTATAGTTCTTGAATCTTCCCTAGCTCCGTCACCGCTTGCTTGTGCATTTCCCCATTCTGTATTAAATAATGGAAAGCCTACATCCCATAGTACTTTATACCTATCAACACTTATTGAACCGCCATATGCGTGTGGTGATATGAAAATATCATCCATATTGTTATCCTTTAAAGTATTCCATAATATAGTATTATCTTCACTACAAGTCCCAATTATAATTATAGGATTATTAACTATTGAATGAATCAGCGTATGTAAAGCTGTTATATAAGGCAGATATTCTTCAATTGTTTGGTGATGTGGTTCGTTTGCAATTTCATACATAACAAAAGGCTTATCTTTATATTTCGTGCAGAAGTAGGTAAAAAATTCAGTTGCTTCTTCCTGATGAAATATACCAGTACCTGAACCAGCTCCCCACGAATACACATGCCAATCAAGTATAACATATAAACCTAATTGTTCACAATAATCAACAATTTTTTCAATTTCTACTTTTGTTTCATCAGGCTTGTTAATATAGCCCCACGCTTTTTCATTATCGCTGTGCATAAAAGTATAATCTTCTAAATAAACACAAATACGTATTGCGTTAATACCTAATCTTCTTAATGATTTAAATGCTTCTAATGTATGCAAGTTTTTATATTGAAGTAACGCGTGAGTACCAATTCCTCTGATCTTAATTTGCTCACCATTATCACCAACAAGATATTTGCCATTCTTCGTAGGAACTCCGCAGAAAAAGTACAAGTCTTTATTGATATTGTATTCTTCCCAACGATCAGATGCTATACTAACACCGTTAATATCGAATACACTAGTTAAATTACTATCTTTATTATATGCTTTTTCTATTGCTTCATTTTTAGAAAAAATCATATTAATCACCTACCCAACTTTGCTCCATGTTGCTCTTACGTGAGTGTTGTCATCATAACTTTCTCTATAACTTATATACAGCAAATCAATATCTTTTGTTGCAGTTAAAGTAAATTTATACCACGAATAGTTGTCCATAACATTTTTTACAACCATATTAGATACAGATTCCGGTGTTCCTGAGGATAAATCTAAATATACTGTATCTGGAGATCCATTACCAGCACCAACAACTAAAATATCTCCTTTTTTAACGCCAGAAACAGATATTACCTTGCAATTTGAATAACCTGCTGCAACTGTTACCCCAGCTGGACTTCCTGTTGCCTCATTCGACGTTGTTTGATTTATATTACATTGAGCACTATTTGCTACTAAAGCTCCTGCCTCTGAAAGATAAACAACCGAATTGTCAAAGACAGAAACAGCAACTTGAGCAGTTTTTGCATTTTGATTTGTTGTTGCAGTTATTGTAGCATCTCCCGATCCTATCGCTTCTATAGTGGCTGAAAGTGTATCTGATGAAGGAGTTACTGTAGCAATAGAACTACTAGATGTGCTCCATGAGATAGTTTTATTAGCAGCTTCATTTGGGGTTACATTAGCTGTTACTGTAGCCGTATCGCCAGCTGAAAGTTGTAATGTAGAAGGGACCACACTTATGCCAGTAACTTGAGCAGTATCGACAGTTACTGTGAAAGTTGCAATATATCCTCCATCAACAGTCGTTGCGGTAATAACTGAAGAACCGTCTGAAATGCAATTAACTGTAATAGTATTTCCACTACCATAAATTGTCGCCACTGATTCTTCAGATGATGTCCAGATGATAGTTTTATCAGTAGCATTTGAAGGAGATACAGTAGCAGTTACTGTTGTGCTATACCCTGTGTATACATTTTCAGCTGTTTTGTTCAACTCAATTCCAGTAACATGAATGACATTTTCTAATAATGCACCTTCTAAAGTGTCATAATATGTTTTTCCGTTTTCATCTATCCATGCTACATGTGCAAAACAATTTAATAGTGCATTCTTAACGGTAGTTGTCATACCACTACCACTACCTATACCATCTATTACCTTTTGATTAACACCTGTGATACCATCTTCTATTTTGTTCAATCTAGCATCAGTTATTAACATCTTATCTGTCCATGTTGTCTCGATATAGTTGCCATCTTCATCGAATACATCTAAAGGTGTAGCAGTTGTTGTTACTGCATAGTTAACCGTAGCGACATTAACTTCATTGCTAGTATTAACTATTTCATCCTCTATTGCTATTGGTTCTCTTATTTCAATCCCACCTGTTACTGGCGGTATTGTCGCCCTACTTGTCTTATCACTATCAAATAATCTTATTTGAAAATCATAAACCCCTACTTCTTCTATTTCATCAATCATTTCTGCTGTAATTTTGAAGATAACATTCCCATTTTCAGTTTCTGTTATTTCTGAAAAAACAGGTGTTCTGTCATTCGGCACTTTAATAATTAATTGTGCATAATCAGCATTTGTTTGTTCTATTATGTTTATAGCATTGTCACTTCTGTATTTAAAAGGCGAATCTTTTAGAGTAAAATTTATTTCTACTTCTCTATCCCCACGATACAAGATAATAGGTGTATCAATTTTAGCTTCACCTTTATTTATAGTAACAACGCTATTTTGATAAATCATATTACCATTCCTTTCTGTTCTTTAATAAAAAAAAGAGCCTACGCTCTATTATTCTTCTTCGTATGTAATTTTAACTGTAGCACTACCTGAACATACTGAGTAATAAGTATCACTATAAGTATGTCTTATACCAAAACCTTTACAAGTTCCAGCACTAATAGCATTAAGTACTGTACTATCTGTAATTGTTATAGTCTTAGTTTGATTACGTTCTAGAGTAAATGTCGTATTCCAAGCACTATTTAATGTAGGAGCATCACTTGGCCTTGTGCTATAATTGTGCATCCATAATTTATGAGTAACTGCTGTATTATATCCATTGTTGTCTTGTCTCTTAATAGTGATAGTAACTTTCTTAATAGTCTTACCTTTAAGTTCTGCAAATTGAGTTCCAAAGAACCATAATCCAGTACAGTTACCACTGCCCCAACCATTACCTTGTCTTACAGTTGAATCCTTCTTCCACGAGCTGTAAGTAGTTCTATAAGTATCACCTAAAGTTGATTTATAAGTTGCTGTTGAAGTAGTTGTTGCACTAGTTGTTGTGTTGTTTTCAGTAACAGTTGTACTACTATCCCATGTAATACTATAGTTACCAACAATGGTTTGACTTAATGAACCAAATATAACAGAGGCATTGTTCCAATAGGCATTTCCATTTTTACCATTAGCTTGTGTTGTATTAGCTAGATGAATAGTACTACCTGTATATGATTTAAATGCATAATCAGTAGCTAGTCCAGTTGTTTTATTAACAAATACCTCAGATATAGATGATACATTTACAAAGGTATAAGCTGAATAGAAATTACATAATTCTATTCTACATTTACAATCTTCAGTAACTTTAATTGCTGAATAACCACTTTCACTAGAACCTCCATAGATATTGCAATAATATATACCACAAACTGGGGATTTTTGCATAAATACACTAGAGTTATCACTAGAGTATACTGTGTTAGTAGAAGGTCTTATAACTCCATATGTCGAAGGTTCGTTTTGGTCACTACCTCCATAAATTTTGAAATCTGCATAACAGTTGTAATCACCTATATATCCCTTAATTTCATGTGAGCATAGGAATATTAATATTCTTCCACTTGTGAAATCTCTAAATAATACTTGACCGTTATCATCTGTTTCACAATATATTCTAACTGTTTTACCATTAAGGTTTTTAGGTAACGCGTTATATACACCTCTTAGTGAATAGAATTTCTTAATTAAATCAGCACTACCTTGTTCCTCACTCGCATCATAACTTTCTAATATTTCATCTAGTGTATAATCATCATTACCTGTTAGATTACTAACATATATGTTAATATCACCATCTAAAGTAGCTGGGTATTGAGGGCTATTAATTTTATTCACATTTAATATATCCGCAGATAAATCACCTTCAACAGATAAATTCTTAGCTTCTATGTTACCATCAGTTGTTATTGACCAGTTTGGATCATCGCTATTATTAGATACATATCCGTTCAAATCTATGTTATCGGCAGTTAATGATATCTTGTCAGCTATCACACTTAGTATATCTGTTTGCAATAATGTTTCTATTAAGTTATCACTTGTTATACGATTATCAAATATAAATTCATTAGAATCAGTATTAGTTCCTTTTTCTACCGATAATGTTTTTAAAGCGGTATAGTTTTCTGTATATTTTTCTTGTAATAAAGTAAGTTCGTCATTATCCTCACTTTTTATTTCTCCTGCTTCTAATATTGCAAGGATCTTGTTTCTTAACTCTTCCTTAACATTATCTATTTCCTCTTTATATTCCATTGCTTCATTATAAAGTACATTTTCTTGAATATCACTATCATCATCAACTATAACAGTTGTACCTTCTAATAAAGTATAATCTTCTGTAATCTCTATTTCTTCATTTTCTTCACCCATCATTTCACCAGTTTTAACTTGTTCTTCATCCACAATATCACCCCCTTACTTACTTAAGTTAATTCTGCCTACACATAATAAATTAGTTGAACCCCTGACACTCATTTTAACCTTTCTAATAACTCCATCTGTGTTATGACCTTCTATTATATAGTTTTCTCCATCGGTTTTCCCTACACATATAGCTGTATGACTACATCCCATAAATTCATTATTCAAAACATCATCTGCATCATAGAAAATAATATCTCCAGGCTCTATATTTGAATAATTATCATAATCTACATCATCTAGTATCCAACCTTGCTCAACAAAATATCTCAATAATTTACTTTCACTTGAGATATAAGGCAATGCCCAACTAACCCCCGAAGCTTCTACTCTACTTGTTTGGCTAGCTAATTTACAAGTACTGTAACTATATCCCATAACCAACAGTTGCATTAAAAAGTTATCATCAATATGATATTTACCATCTGTTTTCCAACTATCAATATTTTCAGAAGGATTGCTAAAATCAAAAGCGCAAGTATTGTTATATATAAAGTTAGCTCTCTTGTCATAGAAACTTTCAGCATTTTTAACTAGAGTATCTCTATACTTAAAGTTTGCATAATTTGTGTAATTAGTTGTTGTGTCTGTTACATCTTTTATATTGTCTATATATTTTCCACTAACATATCCATAGTTATCTTTATATTGTATCTTATACCAGTTATTACTAGTCTTAGATATGATAGTAACAGTAGTATTGTTCTTTAGAGTTCCTAATATTTTATAACTAGTACCTGCTCCTTTTCTAACGTTTAATGCGCTTGTACAATTTACTTGACCTGTTTGTTTAACTACCCTTGTTGTATATTGAGAAGTAACACTTCCATAATATTTTTTAGTAGTTAATTCTGTGTCTACATTCTTAAATATATTAATAATATATCTATTAGCTTTAGCTGGAGTAAATGCTCCATTCTTACAATTATCACCGCTCATATATAAAGTACTAGGTTGTACAAATTTAATAGAACTGCTATCTGTTATGAATATTATTCTACTATAAAAATCATCTTCAGCAGTTGTTGGAAGTTTAAGAGTGAATGACTTGACTGGTTTTGTATATCTATGTATTTTCTGAGATTGAGCTGTTAGTGTCACTGTAACACTTGAGCTATCTATAATTTGCCCCTTAGCTATGTTAAATATATATTTTTTAACATTGTCATAATATTTTTGTACACTAGCTTTATCTTTAAATGAATATCCGTCACTACTCAATGTACTAAGTATTGCTCCATTATCATCAACTAAGCCATTACTAACATCAAGGAAAATTATATACTTAGTTTGATTACAATAGTTTTTCATTACTGCATTGAATGTATCTATCTCATCTGTTGTAGCAGTTCCAGTATAAGAACTATTGGGATAGTATTCCTTCGATACAAATATTGGCTTCTTAGGATATTTATTAGCTAATGCTTTTAATAAGCTCTTATAACTATCAGTATCTAAATCACCAACACCAAAATGACAGAATACGAAAGGAACTGAACTTGGAAATGACGTATTATCAGTAACATTATTAATAGTTATGTTTCCCACTAAATCACTATAATCAGCAGTAGTTGCACCATCTAATCCTTTTAATGTTACCTCTGATACTGTTTCTTTCTTGATAACAGTAGTTTTTTCTTCTGTACTAGGTGTATTAGCATCTGCTTGAGCTAAATCCCAAGGTCTTAAGAAAAACATCTTATTGTTCTTATAATCACTTCTACTTTTTAACGTATCTATTCTAAGTGCTTGCGGCCATGTCATAGGATAACCTGATGCATGAGCTATCATAGGAACTCCATCAATCTTACCTATATAAACCATAACATGGTGAGTTCTTGCCCAACCAGTCCAATTACTAGGTTTACAATTACTATTTGTTACTGTATAGTTAGTACCCATTATTAAATCACCAGGTATGGCATCTTCAATTCCATCACTATCACATTTCCACATCTTATAGCCACTCTTAGAAGTAGCACTAGTAACTAACGTACCACCTTTGCATGATTTATTATAAACCGAATTTAATCCAGCTTTAAGATAAGCACATGATACTAATGAACTACAGTCATAGCAGATAGGGTTCTTAATACCTGATTTAGTACCTGGATATCTAACCGGTTTATCAAAGTTAACAGTACGATAAGATTGATTATATGTCGCTATCTTTTCTTTAGTATGTTGATATACTATTTTCTTAGCCATTTCTACTATAGTATTTCTAATCTCTGTTGCTGTTGGTTCACTATCTTCTATTGCTCCTGAAGGGACTATTGCTCCGTATCCAATTTTGTTGCCTTTAGCATCCTTAAAGTAAGGTAATGAACCATTATAAGGTTTATACCAACGTAAGTAATATTCGATATTAGTTGGAGTACCTGCTCCCCATGTACTTTTATATTTCTTTCTATATGAAGCAAATGGAGCTTTATAAGTATCTAGTATGTCATAATATTTATTCTTAACTTTAGTCGATTGATATGCGATACCCCTTTTATTAGAGTTAACACTATAACCATATTTGTCTTTGATATATTCACATACGCACCATTGCATTCCAGCTTGACCGAAGTTATATGCCATAAGTGTAGCAAATACATTATAGTGACAAGCCTCAGCACATTTTCTTAATTCATGGCAACCAAACATAATTTGATTGCTTATATTCTTATTAACCTTTACACCATTTAAAGTAGTTGTGCTTCCATTGTCTGGGTTCATAGTTGAATAGCTTGGAGTAAATGATTTTGTAGTTCCATCTACAAATTTAATAGTTTGTTTTTTATTGAAGTAACAACTACGTTCACACTGCATCAATCCATATCCGCCTGCAGAAGTTTTAGTGGCACAGTATGGATTACCACTACTTTCTGCCATAATCATAGCATATACTAATCTAGTATCTAGTCCGAATTTACTACACCAATATCTTACAATAACTCCTATCTTATATTTATTATTATCACTCATGATTGTAGCTAGTGTAGAGTTATTTTTTTTAGTTCCTAAGCTAAAATTTTCATAATAATCTAATGCATCTCTATACTCTTGAGCAACTTTGCTGTTTGATGTTTCAGTTGTTGTAGTTACTTCTTTTTCTACTACTATATTTGATACACCTTGTTTTTTAATATCATATATTCTCTTATCACCAAGGAATAAGCCACCATCTATTTTAGTTATTTTAATAGTTTTATAATTTTCCTTATCCTCTACCTCTACTATCTCCTCATCATCATCTGTCCCTGGTTGTGGATCAGGTACTATTACAACTCCGTCATCTAAATTATCTAATATATCCTTCATAATAGAATCTATTTCTGCTTCATTTATATCTAAATCTTGTAAGTATTTCTTAAGAGCTAATATATCACTTTGTGTCAATTTCTTAACTCCATCTAATACTCCATCTAAAGCATCGGAGTTTAAATTCTTTATTCCTGATTTAACTGTTTTATAATTAGCAAATTTAGCTTTATTACCACTATCAGATAATTCTAATTCAGATATCCTAGCCTCAAGCTGAATAGGAGGATTAAACTTATCATTTACTATATAACTTGTGTCACCTATTTCTATTTCATCAAATTCATCATCAGTAAGATATATTGGTACTTCATAACTATATTTAACTTCTTTTAGTTCTTGAAGTTTATAATAAGTTTCCCATAGTAAATCTACTGGATCTGTTGCATCGCTAACATACCTACCTAGTATATATTTATCACCATTAGAGAACATTGCGTGAGCCTCTGGGTCTAATAGGAAATCCTGCCCTTTAGGCTTATCTAAAGGAGCACCATTTTCATCTTCACCCCATTCAACATCTTTAAATGTTATACCATTAGCTCCTACGCCTATTAATCCGCTACAAAATTCAGTAGCATCTCCAGTCCTACTCATACCATAAGTATTAAAATCATAATCATATCTTTTATAAGTTCTATTACCACGCTCACCATTCGCATAACAATTTACCAACAATTGATAATCACCATTTATACTATCATTACATTTAACATCAAATTCAAATTCGCAACAATCATAATTTGATATTGCATCTTGCAATAGTGTATATACTGATGTTGGCTCTGTAATATTTGTTGTTGCTATTAAATTATCCAGCGCTGGACTAATATAACCTACTGCATAGTTTGTATCTTGCAATACTGTTGTTAAGAACTTATTCATATTACCTTCAATTGTACTTTCCCTAACAAAGCTATTCCCTAACTCTAATCCAACAGTTTCACTTTCAACAATTCTTATTACATTATCGTAACTCTCTTCATCTTTGCAAGTCATAATTTGAAACATTTTAATTTTATTATTTCTAATGAATAATACAAAGTTCTTTTCTATTATTGCCTGTTCTAGTTCTTCATCTAATCTTACAGAAAAGTCAAAGCTCTCAGCTCCAGTTTCAAGATAACTATGATATTTATAGTCAAAATAAAAGCTAGGTGATACCCTAGCAATTATCTTCTTATTTCTATCTAAAATTATTAATTCTCCTAGCATCTAATCACCTAGCCATTTCTCTCTGTATATTACTCCTGCTACTATGCCATCATCATTACTATTTATTTTGATGTTGTTTTCTCCAGCAGCTATATTAAAGTATCTTGAGCCGATATCCACTAAATCATCACACGCTTCATCATTTAAGTAGCATCTATGATTTTCACAATCTATCTCTAATATATCTCCTTCTTTGAAGTAAGTTACATTTTTATCTACTATTTCTTCTTTTGGATTAATTTCATCTATTTTTATATCTGTAAAATCCATGCCACTAGCCTTTTCCAAACTAGTATCATTTACTCCTATATATAAGACAACATATGATAATGCTTCGGTTGGTAAATCACTGTATTTGATATTAGTAGTCTTTTGAGTTTTAAGAGTAACACCATCTTTAATCTTTTGTACTTCCACAGTCCAAACATACTGTCCATTAATTTTTTCTTTAGTTAATATCCATCTACCATAATACTCATTCCAATCCCCTAGTCTACCGCTTAACTTATTACTAACTGTTACAGTTGCATTACCATTACTATCTTTACTAATAGTTGTACCAGTCTTTGGCTTTGGTACTTTTGTTGTATCTTGCAGAACAGTTCTATTCCCTATTTTGCATTTTGGATATGTATATTCGTACCATGCATTATCATCATACATTCCTAAACAAAATAGTTGAGAACCATTTGAATCAAATCCATATAATTCAACAATTCCCATTTTATCATCACTTGTTTCTATATCTTCATCATCATCATATGTGTATGTAACATTCCCAGCTTTGACTAAATTTTCTACACAAACATATCCCATAACACCATTGTATTTTTTAGCTAATTTATAATATTTCCTGCTACTGCTATCTGGATCAGTATAAGCGTATATTATGCATCTAACACATTCCCCTATCGGTATAGAAGCCAATGCTTTACTAGACTTTTTAGCCTCTGCCCTTACATATATATACTTGCTTGATTTAATATCTGAAACAGTGACAAAATTACATACTGTTGCTGTAACTTTTGTAGTTTCTGTTTTCTTAGTTAGGTATTTACTACTACAATACCCTGTTTTATTGTTGTATGTAAACTTAACCCATCCATTAGTTAATGTTCCGTTCTTAATTTTATATCCTTTTGCTAGTGTTCCTAATTTTTTATAGCTTGTTCCTGCTCCAGCTCTAACATTTAGTGAATTACAAGTTACTTGATAGTAAGTTGTTGTTCCACCGCTTATTATTATTGTTCCTTCATCGTTCTTATATTTCGGAGCTGTCGGGTCTCCACTTTTTCCTGTACTGTTATGATGCATATAACAACTAAGTTTAAATTCATCAACAGCTTTTGTTAGGTTTTGTCTAACACATACGCCTTTCCAAGTTGTATCACCTGAAGGTGCTGTACCAATCATAACACCACTACCAGCACTATTCATGGCTAATGTACCACCTGTAGTCCTATCACTATCTATTGATGCTGAACTATTAATCCAATTACTCGTAGTCTCACAGTTATCAGCTAATACCCTGGTTGACTTAGATACTTGAGATAATTCTAATTGTGGATATTTACCAACTAATATTTTCTCTCCAGTTTCCTTTAACTCAAGCTGTGCAAAATAAGCATCTGTGGAAAATCCAACATTTATGATTGGCGCTACTGGTCTATTACCACTATTTGTAACTTCTATACTTTTATCTGTGCTATCTACTACTTTAATTTCATCACTATAAAAATAAGGGTCAAAGCAGCGTAAATTTATAGTACATCTGTAAGAATTAAACGCCACTGCTTCTTTTTCTATTGCTTCCTCTGTTATAGCTAGAGTAAATCTATCTGTATCAATAAAAAAAGGCTTAGGTTCATTAACATCAAATGCTTCCCTAAGCTCTCTTAGTTTCTCTTTTGCTTCTTTTCTTGTATCACAATCTATTAATACTGTTACTTCTATTGTGCATGAATTGTATTTCTTTCCGTTATAAACTTCCCCATCTCTACTTGCAATATCTAAACTTGAAAGAGTTCGTGAAGGTAGCACTGGCAATTTAACTTCTTCAACATCGCATATCTCAGATAGATAAATGCCATTATACTGTACATTATTGTATCTGTTCATCTATATCTTCACCTCTTTTCATCCATTCGTCATATTGTTGTATGGTATTATTACCTTTACCCTGACAAGAATGAAAATCTCGAGGTAAACTTCTTTTGCATTCACTACATATTTTATACATCCAAATCACCTCCGAACCTTTTAGCTTTCTTACTTCTTATATTTATATCTTCTTCTGTATATTTACTTGTTAATCTCCCTACTTCTTTTGCACTCATTGTTATGCTCATAGTTTTTAATGCAGATATAAAGCTATCTGTCATTCTATCATAATCAATTCTTTCAGAAGCAACTATTGTATCTAGTTTATTATCTAAATAATTATAAAAACCATCTAACGGTAATATAGCTTCTCTTCCGGATTCCCCCCCAACCATAAGAGAATTACCATTCATACCGAAGACAGTAGCACCGTCCATAATACCACCTTGAGCGTACCATTGTACTGAAATTTTAGGAACTCCTTGTGTTAACCAATCTATCGGATTAGCACTACCCGACACACTAAAGTGTGGTAACTTAATACTTGGTAATGACCATTTAAAATTAAAGAATGATTTCATCTTTTCTATCGCACTTCTTACTGCATCCTTGGCATTATTTATCTTTGTATTGATAGTGTTATAAATATTTGAAAATGTAGAAACCACAGTATTATAGGCATTTTTTATAGGATTTACAATGTATGTATTAATCAATTTAAACCCACTATTCACTACATTCTTGGCTTTATTTACCGCATTGGATATAGTCGAAGTTATGCTATTCCAAATACTCACTGCATTAGCTTTAACTGTATCCCAATTCTTGTATAATGCTGTACCTATTGCTATCAGTGATGTTATAACTCCTATTACTATAAGTACTGGTGTAGATATTGCTGCTATAGCTCCAGCTACTAATCCAGCTCCTGTTGTTATTAATCCCCATGCTGTACTCAATGCTCCTATAATAGCTAACAAAGCACCTATAGCAACAGTTACACCTGATACTACTCCTGCTATAATTCCTATTGTTTTTATGATATTTTGAGTTGCTGGACTTAAACCATTGAACCATTCTACTAGTTCTCCTATTCCATTGCATACCCACTCAATCGCAGGGGCTAAAGCTTCCAATAATGCAACTTTAACATTTGTAATAGCTGTTTGAACTGGTAATATTGCCTCTGCTAGTCTAGCTTGAATGTCAACTAATTCCTGTTGTGCTTCATTATTTTCTCTCATTCCTTCGGTATTCTCGTCATATATTCTTTTACTCTCACCGTAAGCACCATTTAAAGCATCAGTTATTAATTTAGCTCTTTCACTTTCAGAATTACACTTAGCTAATTGTTCATTGAATTTATCCTCACTTATACCTGCCCAGTTTAAGGCATCTGCTAAGTTACCTGTTATCTGTCCTACTTGTGCCGTTTCAGTTATACTTTCTGTTAAACCTTCAATTGGGATTGAATCACCATAAGCCGTCCATACTGCAACTGAAGCATCTAATACTTCATTAACTTGTTCTTGCTCTAAACCCATCTTTTGAGTATTAGTTATGCAGTTAGTTACTGCCATATCATCTTTTAGGTATCCATATAGTTCAGTATACTTTTCTTTTGCTTCATCTATCTTATAGTTATTCTGTTCTGTTGACCCTTCTAACTTAGCCATCATGGTCCTATATTCTTCCGTTGCCTCAGGTAATTCCCATAGCTGAGATATAAACTCACCTAGCTTTTCAGTAGCCTTTGTTAACATATTCCCAGTAAACTCAGCCATAGCTCCTTTAAGTGTGGTGAATCCACCATCCGCTGCATCCGCACTATCACCTAAATCTTCTAATGCATCACCTAAATTGTCAATATCACTTTCTGCATCATCAGCACTATTACTCAATTCTTCTATTCTTCTACTAGTTTGATCAAATTCATTCTGTATATTTTGTTGTTGAGTTCTAGCTCTAATAAGTGCATTGTTTAGATTTTCATATTCTCTGGAGTTTTCGCCTAATATATCTTTAGCTTCTTGTAATGATCTTTCTGTTAACTCTATCTTCTGTCTACTGGCTTCTAATTCACGTTGTAATAATGCTTGTCTATCTTGTAATAAGTTAACATCATCTGCATTTCCTTTTAATTGTGCTGAGTTAAGTTTTAATTCATTACCCATAGTTTTTAAAGCGCTGTTCATATCTTTAATGCCATCTCTAAACTCACTCGTGACTGCAGTAAATCGTATCTGTGCTTCTGTCTTCTTAGCCAATTAACTTACCTCCTTCCTCTATTTATTCTTTCTCTCTCTTTCTCCCTAACATAATCCATAAAGTTTTCATATGCCAGTTTATTCTCTAAAATAGAAATAAGCGAAGAATAATCCAAGTTATAGAAACTATCTTCGCTCATGCCCAGTATTAAAACATAATAAGTATAATAGTCCTCAAAATCCTCAAGTTCAAACTTGGGTATTTTTACACCACTCTTTTTTCCAGTTTTCTTTGTTGCATTTATAAATGGTTGACGGAATCCTATTTTTTTTTAGGTGCTAACAATTCACCAACAGTATTATTTAATGTAGCTAGATTTAAAGGAGTTTTTTCCATGAACTCTTCCTCAGATAATACTTCGTCTAACTTATCTGAGTTGGCACATAAGTAGCAAACATATATCACCTTTAAACTATCAAATATAATATCAATGTTTCTTTTGCCTAGAATCTTTGTAAACTCATCATAGAGTTTCTTGTTATGGTTCTTAACCTTTAATAATCTAGCAAAATTCAACGTTAATTCTACTGTTCCGTCAACCAATTCAAATTCTATAAATGTACTTTTCATTGTTTAATCACCTCTTTATTAAACTGTTGTTTTTTGAACTAAGCTTGGCGTAAATTCAGTCATCCATTTTCCTTTAATAGTTTCATCTAATAAAGTATCAAGTGCCTCATACTTAGCAAAACCATTTTCATCAGGTTGTACCACTGCTGTTAATTCTATTTCAGCTACTTCTTCTGCTCCATTTTCTATCTTGTTAGCTAGTCCAGTTTGTACTATAAGGTTAGGATATGCTATATATTTTACTACTCCATCTTCATCTTTAACTTTAGCAACAAATGCAAAGTTTTTATGTCTTGAGTTTTGGCCATACCCTAATACACCATCTGCAAGTGTATCATCTTCCATGCCAAATACTTGTACATAAAGATTATAATTCATATGTAATGACATAGTTAATTCACCATTACCGCTTCCTCTAGTAACAGATTTAACAACTACTCCTTCGCATTTTTTAGTTACTGTTAAAGTTTCTAATGCTTCATCTATCGAACCAACACATCCTATTTTTTCAAAGGCTTCTCCATCTTCAAACTTAATAGAGCTTTCTTTAATCTCATATTCAGAGAAGACAGTTTTATATTCTATTGCCATCTTATATTCCCTCCATTCTTGTTTGTAATTTTTCTAATATTCCATTAACAACCTCATCATACTTAGCATTTAATCCTTCTTCCATAAAGTCATTAGGCGTTTTACCTTTACTAGTACCCTCAGCATTTTGTGGAAAGTACAAGTAATTATATTTTGTTTTTGTATGTATATATAAAGTCAAATTATCTGACATTTCACCAATTAAAGGATTGCTTGTTTTGGCGTGGTTCTTCTTATCTATCTTAGATACTGGGATTAAGTTTACTATACTTTCCCTAAAAATCGCATTTACTTCATGCTCTAAGTAATCATTAACAACCTGCTCTACATCACCATCAAATTCCTTCATTGCTAGTTGCAACTTTAATAGATCTTCTTGCTTTAATTCGAATCTCGTACTAGCCATTAAATATCACAACCTTTAATCGGTTTAGTGAAAGTTAAAGTTAGCATTTCAACTACCATATCAGTATTATTTTTAGTAACATAATTAAACTGCATAGGCTGGTCTGTTAGCTTTAATCTAGTGTTTTCAGTAATTCTTTTAATTACCTCTTGTTCAAACCCCTCTGGGATATAATTTTCCATTATAATATGAACTTGATAATAGTAGTTAAAATCTATTCTACTTTTACCGCTTCTATCAACTTCTTTTCTATTAAACACAAAGTAATTCCATTTGTCTTTTTCTTTACAAAATGTTTTACCATACCAAACAGGTAACTTAAACTCTTCTAGAGTATCTTGTATTTTACCTAGTATTCCATTTAATTTACTCAAGAGTTCGCACCTCCTCAAGATAGAAGTACAATTCTCTATTTTTTCTATCTTCATCAATATAAATAATGTCATACAGTGTATTTTCAATTATAATTTTATAATCATTTTTTAGATTATTATAAAATCTAGTCTTAACTTTTACATTTAAGGTTCTTGAACTTGATTCTGCAAATTCTAAATCTTGTTGTCTTTTACTACATTCTTCATATGCTAATTTAACTATAAATTTTAGATTATCCTTAGACTTTACATTTTCTTTTGCTCCGAAGTCTGTTTTTATAGGTATTTCTTCATATACACTCATAAATCCATCATTAAAACTAGTTATCTTCTTCATATTGCTCTACCTCATATAACATTCTTATTTGCATTATTTCATTCAAATAATTATTATCAAATTCGTTTTCCATATTATTGTAAGCATATAGGCAATAATTGAGAAATAATCTTCGTTCTTGTCCAGGAGCTGTATAATCTATTACAGCCCCCAATTTATTATTTAAACTATTTTCAGCATCATCTATGAGAGTTATTAATTCTCTATCTGTATTTTCATCTTCCCAAGTTATTTTTAACTTGTCTTTTACTAATTGAAGAAGGTTATCCATAAAAGATCACCTCTCACAATTATGCTTTAGTTTTAGTAGTTATGAATGCTTCAGTTAATCCTGATATATCTAATAGTAAAGCTGAATTTTCGTCTATTGCTCTACCAACACCATAAGTTTTTATTTTATAAGTTCTTTGGTCTTCTAAGAATTTATATTCATCACTAAATTCTATTACACCGTCTTTAGGGAAGCCAACACCAACAAAATAATTATCTAACATAGCCATTACAGCTTTACCAGTTGGAACAGCTTCAGATATTACTACTTCCATTGGAAATGCGAAGTTATCAACATAAGCACCGCTCATATTTTGAACTCTAACAGCAGGGGCTACTAAAGTATAATAATCATTAGCATTACAGATTAAAGTTAAATTACCAACTTTTCTATTTTGTCCTTTTTCATTTTTAGCCATTTTAGCTATTAAAGTTCCCATAGATTTTACACCAAAATCAGTAACAGCTACAGCATCTTTTTCAGGATATACACCATCTAAAGCACCTGATAATTTTCTAGCTAGTCCTATTGGTTTTCCGTTACCATCTCCGTTAACTATTGCATCTTCTAAAGCACTAGCTATAGCATCTTTTAATATTGTTCTTATATAAGCATCTAAGAAAGTTTTCCCTAAGTCTAATAATCCCATAGGTATTACTGCATATGCAGATAATTTGTTTTGTGTCATATCTAGCATTTTGAAAGCTGAAGTTATTTCTTTAGTTATTTCAGCATCTATTTCTCCCCAAACAGCTGATTGTGCAGTATGATCATTCATTATTACTTTAGTAGCATAAGCAACTGATTGGAAATTAACTTTTCCTAATAATGGATGTTCTTCAACTAAATCTCTATAAACATCCTCTATTATAGTTTCAGGCATTAATTGATTGTCATTTAAATCTTTTAAAGTAGTTACTGCTTGTTGTATATTTCTCATTTTAGATGCTTCTATAAATTTATCATAGAATTTTTCTTCCGCACTAGTTAGTTGTCTATACCCTCTTTGTGCAAGTATATTCTTATCTCCTGTTTGAGCATATATTTCAGCATCTGCTTTTATTTCTTCTACTATTGCATTGCTAAAGTCATTCCATGCTTGTTGTTGTTCCTCTTCTGTTCCATTTGTTAATGCTCTTTGTAGAGCATCTGCATAATTATTTTTATTTCCTAATACCATTTGTAAATTCTCCTTTTCTATATATATTTTTTATTTGAATAAATTAAAAAAAGAATCCATTACCCTGGATTCAACTATTGGTTCTTCGGTTTGCTTTGGTTCTTGTGGCTCAGTTGGTTCAACTGGTTCTGGTTCAATTTTAGATTGAGCTTCTTCAATCATTTTTACTAATGACTTCTTAACAGATTGGCTAACTCCATTTGCATCTTTTTCATTTACTATAGTTGTTATAAATCCTTTTTCTAAAGCTTCTTGAGGTGCTATCCATGTTTCATCATCAAGCATTTGTTTTAATTCTTCTTCTGTGATATTTACTTCCTGCATATAAGCATTTATTGATGCTTGAGTTATAACATCTAAATCATCTGCTTGTTTTCTAAGTTCTTTAGAATTGCCAGACGCAAAAGTCCATGCGTTATGTATCATTAATAAAGATGCAGTAGACATTACCCTTTCTTCTCCTGCCATAAATATTACACTCGCAGCACTACAAGCAAAGCCATCGCATATGGTTTTTACTTTTGCTTTATGTCTTTTTAATTGATTATATATAGCTAATCCTTCAGCAACCTCTCCACCATAACTGTTAATATACACATTTATAACATCACATTCTAATCCTTCTATCTGTTTGGATAGCGTATAACTAGATACATCAGTTTCATACCACTCCCAAGATGTTATGTCACCATATATTTGTATATCAACTTCATTATTATTTTGAGTTAATTGAAAATATTTTTTATTCACCATTCTCACCTCCTTTCTCAACTACCTCTTCTACTTCTAATTGTTCATTATTTTGAATACTATTCAGCATATTTTCAGCAGTATCATAATTCTTAGTCATGAAGTGAATTGTTGAATAATCCTCATTTAGAGCATTGAATCCTATAATTTTTCTTACTTCATCAATAGAACAAGTTCCTGAAGCAATTAGTTTGTCTGCTTTATCTGCTATATCAAGTACATCTATATGTTGTATTGCACTTGTATTGACCACTATATAATTTCCTTTTTTCCAACTTTCAAAGTTGCCATAAATTTTCCTAGTCAGTTCTTCGCTTAACATATCTGCTATCGGATCTATACAGAAAGTAAGGAATGTACTAACAACTTCATCTAAATTATCAACATTCCCAAACATAAGATCAATTGGAATCTGAAAAGCTTGTGCTACTATTTCAAACATATCTTTTCTTATTTCCTTAAAATCTGTAGAACTTACGCTTTTATTGTTAGTAACATCAGTCAACTTATATCCTCTAAATTGTGGATATACTGCATTATCATTTTCCATGAAGTCCTTTAATTGTTGTTGTACTACTTCTCTATATACCTTTTGGAAATTGGCATCATTAGCTTTTATATTTTCTAGTTCTAACACATACTTTTGTTGATTACTTGACTTGTATTTCTTAATAGCTAATTCTAATAATTCCTCATAGTCACTTGATAAACCATCTAGTAAATTTTTAATATTTTTATCGTTTAATTTTAATCTAAATACTTCATGACACTTAAATACTCTGTCAAGTTGTAAATTGCCTATCGTTACTCCTTTATAAACATTGCCTAATATAGGATATTCTTCCACATGGTAACTTTCAGCGACGTGAAGTTCTTCAGCAACATTAACTATGATACATTCGCCTTCATATATCATTTTTTCAACCGCCTTATGCCATAACTGTGAACTGTTTTCGTTCTTGTTTGGCTGGATGTTTAGTTCAAAGTATGTTTTATTTTGCACTTCTTCATTTTTACTGAACACCTTCATTTCACACTTAGCTACTGCGTTGGCAATAAGACTTATTGCTGTTTGTATTGCTAGCTCCTTATAATATACTTGTGGTATTTTCTGTTCATAGTACATTTCACTTATAGGCTTACTTTCTTTTCCTAGAAAATCCGCTAACCAACTTTTAAAACTCATTGTCTCACCTCCTCCACTAGAAATTCAAAGGAGCGAAAAAGAATAATTCACTATCACTTTCATCCTCTAGAACTTCTAGACTTGCTATCATTGCATGAACAAAAGCCATGAATATATCTGTTTTTCTACTTCTCGGCTCTATCTTGTCATACACAAAATTTCCTTTACCTGCATCCATTAATTTCGTATTATTACAACACCATCTAAACAATGGGTTATCTCCTACTACAATCTCATGGTTATTGAATAGTGAATCAATAACAGGCACAATCTTCATAATATCACTTGGTCTTATCATCTTAACCCTATCTTTATCATTTCCATCTATATCAATAGATTTTAATGCATTATTCAATAAAGCATATCTAAAGTTATCTACTCCTAATTTCAAGAAATAGTATTTATTTAACTGTTCGTCTATCCACTTGCATACATCATCAGGATTAATCTCTATATCATTTACTATAGTTAAATGTCCTTGTTGTTCCCATACTTCTAAAGGTGCTTTAATTCTGTCTTTATCGCAACTGTTTCTGCAAAACCAACCATGGCATATTGCATAATATTTATGATTTTTCCTGAATAGTAAACATACACCAACCATGTCTGATACTTTTGAGTAGTCAATTCCTACTACACAATCACAACCAGTTAAGTCTATCATCTCTTGATTAGTAGCCAATATATTTTCCCAGGTAGTCAATTCAGCATCTATTTGAGATTTAGGTATATTCATTCTCTTTGTCATAAATGACAGATTAGTGTATGGTGATATCTTATAATCTGCATATTCCTTTTCAATCTGTTTCAATAAACCTTGGCGATAATATAAGCTCGGATTAGCTTTGAACCAATTCTCCTTTTCGTGAACTTCTTCTTCATCATCCAATTTGCAGATAAAAGGTAAAAATCCATTATCCTCCATAGCGCCTTTTAGGATTAATTCTGATTTGGCTTTCATTTCATCCAATGGCGCATCTCTAACAAATCCATCAGTAGTAATATAAAACTCCCTTGGATCATCTACTTTCCCTAATCCTGTTCTTTGTACATCTATAAGTTTATAACTTTCATATTGATGTATTTCATCAAATACTACAGCCCCAGGTCTTAAACCATCAGCACTTTTAGCATTACTTGTTTTAAATTTTATTATGCTATTAGTCTTTAAGTTTGTTATTTGTTCTTTGTTCCAATAAAAATTCTTTTTAAACTTATTTTGATACTTTGTATTAGTGAGAACATTATAAATATCGTTGAAACTTGTTTTTGCCTGTTCTTCCGAATTTGCAACTATGTCTACATTATAATTTTGTATGTTATTCGTCTCAGTTGATAAGCAGAAAACTATATAAGAAATTAAAGCATTCTTACCTGCTCCTCTACCTACCAAACAAAATAATGTACTAAATCGTGGCAGGTGAGTATCTCTTGTATAAACACATAACATTAATACAATTAAAAATTTTTCCCACGGAAATAAATTAAAAGGAAAATATTTTTCATATGATAAATACTTTTCAGCTTTTTCTTCATCAACGTATAAGTTATCTTTTTCTTTTTTAAAAATTTTTTCAATGAATTTAGCTAGTTGCTTTTGCTCTTTACACATTCGGAAAGGTTCATCTTTTATCATCTCTAGATATTCTCTAATATATTTCACCTGCTCACCTCCTTATTAATATAAAAGCTGTTTATAGTTCATCGTCATCATCTTCTATCTTTTCTAGCACATTAGCTTTTATATTTAGCTGTGTTAATATTTTAAGCATTTGAGCATTTGTCTTTGATAATTCGTTAACTGAATCATTTTTCTTGTAACCCCACTGGTTTTGTCCATTTTGGTACATTATTTGTACACCACGAGCATCTATATCATCGATTAGCTTTTGGCATATTATCCATAATTGCATATACGCTTCTACTAAGTCTATAAAATAAGTTGTGTTATTTTTACTTTCTTCTAGTTGTTGCAACAATGACCGCTTAAGTTCTTTATATTTTTTTGTCTTTGTATAGTCTATTTTTTTTATTTCTTCCATTCTTTTGTCACCTCTTTTCTATACACCACACCCCTTATAGCACCTCGCATGAGGATTTTTAAAATTTTGCTCTTGTCGTG